CCTACACCCGTACCAGAAAGCAAGAGGAACATTACTTCACTAAATGCGTCTGTGTGATTGATTGGAAGGAAACAGCAATTGTATAGACGAGCGTTATTAATTCCAATTGGTTTTCCTGCGAACTGCAACGAACGCATGGACGGAAGAACCTTCTTATCGTATACGAATTCATATGCTGCTTCAATTTCCTTGGCAAGCTTTGGGAACTTCTCTAAATGCATTGCCTTATTTCTATCAACCAATTCCTTCCACGTTTCCCGACGTTGCTTCTTCGGAAGGTACTTGGCATATTTCATAAACGTTGTAATTTCTGACAAAATCTTAGATTCTAACTGCATAACTTCTTACTCCAAATCGTTAGGGGTTTAGGGTTAAATAAATACTACGGTGTTACGTGAAAAATACGGTGATTACCCAACGATATTTTTTAATCCAAATCCATTTCCAATAACTTCTTTGCTAGATTCTGTTTCGTAACCGTTTCACCATTTTCCATCTGCTTCTTCAACATAATCCCCTTGGCGGAGGATTCGTCGTAAATCTCTATCTTTCCTACACTTGCGTCAATAATCATCGGGAACGTCTGACCATCAGCCCCAAATCGGTTCTTAATGATATGGGCGCGACCAGTCTTATGAACCTTATCCTCTAACTTACGAGAGATTGAGATGACCAAATCCGCCGTCATAATCTTACTATACGACTCTGCAATCTTATCGGCCTGAATGATTTCGTCTTGTAACGCACTTCTTTGAGTCTGTGAAGCCGTCCAAATCGGCGTTTGTAATTCACCGGCCAATCCACGAAGTTCCTCATAGACTGCACCCAACTCTTGATAACGGGCGTCCGTTCGGGCGGTCGCACTCATCAAATCCGCATAGTCAACAATGATAAGGTCGGGTTTGAACCCCAACGAAGCCATCTGCTGTACGTGAGCTTGAATGGTGTGAGAGGTGATGGTTCGAGCAGGGTAATACTTAATAATTATCTCACCACGAATCTTTTCCACCAGTTCACGAATCATTTCAGGATGTTCTGGAATCTTTCCCGGCTCAATACCTGTGTAAATGGTATCATATCGTAGACCGACATAATTCTCATTTAATTCGAGAGTATAGTGGACCACCTTCTTCCCAGCCTTCAGTGCATTTGCACCGATGGTGGCAAGTGCCCAACTCTTACCTACACCAGACGGAGCGATAACCACACCCAATTCACCACCGGCCAATCCACCACCGATAATAGAATCAAGAGCATCCCAACCAGTCGGAATCGTATCACGGGCATCCTTCGTCAATCGCTTCTCGAAGTCCTTCTTCCAATCGTGACCAACCGTCTTAGGTTGACCACTACGAAGGGCACTATCCACCAAGACCTTGATTTCTCCATACTGACCAATCTGGAGAAGGTCAACGGAACGAATAATCGCAGACTTCAACGTTTGGTTCTTAGCGAAATCCAAGAAACTATCCTTGATATAATCCAAATCATTATCCTGCATCTTCTGGAAAATACCACGGAGTGATTCTACAACAGAAGTACGTAGCGTATCATCCTTGACACTCTTATTCATTTCAACCTTGAATACTTCAAGTGTTGGAAGGGTCTTGTAATCATTGAAATACTCTAGAGTCGTTTCAACAATCCATTGATTCGCTTCCAACTCAAAGAAGTTAGGATTGATAATATCGTAAGATTGTGCCAAGAAGTCTGGTGAGTTCAACATCGCAGCCACAGCCTTTGACTGAAAGCTAGGACCGAACTTTGCCAGAGTATCTACGTTCTTATCATACTGCTTATGATTTACCATAATATCTCGCTAGTGGAGTAAAAGAAAATGTAATCCATTCATCGTAATTCTGAATACTACTAATAATCTTAGTCTTAACCATCAACTTTGTCAAGTCCGTCTTACGAAGTGGTGGGCATCCTTCTTCAAACTTATGTAATATTTTCATTTTTGCGTCAATGTTAATATCTACATCACGCAAATTCATTAATTGCATATTTCTATTTACTATGCTGGTATTATCTAAAATGGTTTCTACAACCTTGGGCTTCTTTTTAATATCAGCATATTTCTGTTCAATCAAATTCAGATTGACTTCAACACTCGGGTCAGCGAATTCTGGAATATACTTTAATAACGTCTTTTCTCCTGCTCCCTTGATTCCATCAATATTGTCACTCTTATCGCCAAGTAGTGAACGAAAGAATACAAAGTTATCGGGATGAACGCCATACGTTTCCAGAATCACATCAACATCAAATGTCTTTTTCTTAACAGGATTATACACCTTGACATTTTCGTTGACCATCTGTAAGAAATCTTTGTCGGTAGAATAAATGATAGAGGTTCCACCATTCTTCGTGACCAACTCCGACATATATGCGATTGTATCGTCCGCTTCAATATTATCAAGAGCAAGAATAGAAACGGGTAAACATTCAACCATTTCCACCAGAGATACGAGTTGATACTTCATATTCTCTTTTTCTTGTTCGTCCGTGGTCATATCATACTGCCGATTCAGACGAGTCGGTGGCTTCCGATTTGCCTTATATTCCTTGTAAATCTTCCGCCGACGTTGTGACCCACCCTTACCATCAAAGACGAGTACAACTCTGGTAGGTTTGAAACTACGAATAGCAAACCCCAAAGATTTCATAAATCCAGCCATTCCCCCGATATGATTTCCATCATCATCCAAGGTAGGAATAGCGGCATAACTCCGCATAAATGTGTTGAGTGCATCAACAATAAGGACACGGGAGTTGTATCCTATGTCCTTATTGTCGAACTGCATACTATCAAACACCTTCAATAAATCAGTCATTTAGTAATTGCTTTTTAGATGGTGATACTTCGTCCTCATCTTCTGCGGATTCCTTGTTAACCGCAGACGGGTCAAAGTCCTTCTCGTACTTCATAATAAGTGCTTCACAAATCTTATCGTACAAGTCAGCCTTCCGTTCTTGGTCGGCTTCGAGGAACGCAGGGAATTCCTTCCCTTGGAACTTCTCGTCGTTATACGAATACCACGCACCAGATTGCTTGACGATGCCGTTTTCCTTCAAGACATCCAACCAACTACTGTAATCGTCAATACCACGATTGAAGTAAATGTTGAATTCAGCTTCACGATACGGCGGACCCAAACGATTCTTGGTGATAACCGCCTTCGTGGTGATACCAATGATGTTCCCAGCTGAATCCTTCAACTTCCCGACTTGTGACAAACGAATACGAGTTGAAGCGTGAAATCCGATTGCCTTACCACCAGAAGTAGTGTATGGGTCAGAGAACGCAGGAGCATTCATCTTCAAACGGAGCTGATTGGTGAACACGAGAGCAATCTTTTCACGACCTAACAGATTTGTAATCTTTCTCATTGCCTTACTGATAATGATGGACTTTGCAGTTGCGTATCCATCCTTATTGAAGTCAGCTGCCATTTCCGTCTTGGTCGAGGCGGCGGCAACAGAGTCAACAACGATAGTGACCAACTTATCCTTCTTCGCAGAAGAACGAACCTTTTCAATGATATTCACGATAGAATCAAAGATATCTTCAACGGTATCGTGTTGAACGTAAACCAACTTCTTCATATCTACACCGACTGCTTGGAAGAATTCATCATTGACCGCGTTTTCCGTATCAATAAGAACCGCAACACCACCACGCTTCTGTGTCGTGGCGATAAGTGATGCACCGACGAGTGACTTACCAGATGCTTCCAATCCAGTCAATTCGGTGATACGTCCGGCGGCAATACCACCATTCGGGCGGTTGCTGATGGCGATATCTAACATCGTATTTCCCGTGGAAATGAAATCAGTCAAATCCGTAGGAGTCTCTTCTTCACCATCAAGGAAGTAAGCAACTTGTCCATCTTTATATAATTTATTCAAGCTATCTGCGATAACTTGTGCCAATTCATCACGGTCTGCTGATGGACTGGACTTCTTTGTTTTCGTTTCTTTTGCCATATGATTCCTTATATGTAACAAAACACGCAGGGACTAGGTAGTTTTGAGGCTACCTAGTACCACTACGTGTCTTTGGTTAATTAATCGTTGAACAACTCGTCAAACGCATCAACAGCGTTCTTGACGTTCTCCTTCGGAGCTGCTGCCGTGGTAGCGACGGGCTTCGGAGCCTCGGCTTCACGGGCAGGGGTGATAACGGAATTATCGGGGTCAAGATACTTCTCAAGCGTGACCTTCAGCTCGTTGTAGGTCGGCTCGGTGTAAAGTTCCTTGATATCGGGCTGTTCAGTCATCCACAGCTTCATCTGGGCAGAGTCAGACGAAAGCGGAGTCTGTGACGGCTTGACCTTCACAGAGGTCTTGGCGAAGTTCGTATCCGACTTCTCCTTCGGAATGTACTCCACTACGATGTCACGACCAGTCTTGGCATCGGTAATATCACCGTAATCGGGGTCAGAAATATACGAAAGAAGTTCCTGATAGACCGTCTTACCGAACGAGTAGAACCGAACACCCTTATCCTCTTCACCACGAACGATGACAGGGATATAGGTACGGAGCTTCGGCATGAACGGACGAGCCTCAGCGTACCGCTCCTTCGGGTCACGGGTCTGGTCTGACTTAAGGGCGTCAGCAAACTCCGCAATCGGGTCACGATTACCATACGAAAGTGGCGAGAGATAGGTCTTGTTGCCTAGATAGTGGAAGTAGAGTTCAATAAAGGGATTCTCGGGGTTATCCTTCCACGGGACGATACGGATGACGGTCTTTCCTTCCTTCGGCTTCCAGATAGCGGTATCGCGGTCCCCACCGCCGGTACGCTTGAAACTGTTGAGCTTACTCTTTAATGCGTTGATGTCTAGTGCCATTTGTGTTTACCTCGTTTAAAAGTGTTTAATGGGTGTTTATGATGTAGTATACCCAAGTAGGATAAGTATACTACCCTGCGTTTAGTTTGTCAAGACCCTACTTGTTAGAAGTTTAATATTTCTTTTATTTTGGTTTTAACTGTTTTTAATTGACCGTGGGCAGTGACAAGAATGGAATTCTTCAATTCGTCCCAATCAATCTTATAGGACTTGTCAATCTTCCCACCGTTCTTACTTGCGATTAATGCGTTTAATGCATTAATCGTATATATTGTATTGGTTTGCTTTTTTCTATGGACTGATATGGTTGATGCAGGTGGTGCGTAATGTGACTTTAATGACCCCGCAATAATATTGTAGGTCAGAATCAATTGATTCGCATCATCTACATTCTCCAATACATAGATGTTATTGAAAGCCAATGTATATGAATTTTTTATGAGTTCGACGTTTTCTTCCAATCTATCTGCGGGAATAAACGTACATAGTAACTGAGTTTCGTTCATATGATACTCTTAAAAGCGTTAATATATACCACTTTGTATAAGTATCAAATTGACTTCAATAACACTATATTTTATGTAAAATAAGATTATTATAGTTGTCACCACGATATTGACGAACGGGGAATCCACCCGCACTCAACAACTTCGATACATTCTCCATAGAATCCAATTCATCGTTATGAACATCCAATAAGATAGCATCATAGGTATACAGAATGACTTTGGATTGCCGCATTCCCAAGAAATTACATACATCGTGAACCCGATTGATTGCTTCTTCGGTTTCCGTCAACTGCATCATATAGTTGAATACCTTGTTCTTGGAAGCATCTACCAAGGTCACTTTGCGACCCGTTCCTGACAATACAAATCCATTCTGACGGTATTCGTCCCACAACTTGGAGGAATACTCCTTAATCTTTTGGAAGAACTCTACACCACCCGTATCGTCGGATTGACCATACATCAAGGCGAAAGTACGGGCCTTGGACTCTTCGTATTGCTCTTTTGTTATGGTATAATTACCATAGTACTGCTGTGCAAGGTACGTGTGAAGCGAAGTCGGTGGTAGATAATAGTCCATCAACTTTCCAGCCAATCGTAAGTGGAACGCCTCATAATCGAACTGGACAAGGGTTCCGTTCTCACCAAACCGACTGATGAACTTCTCACGACTTCCATCGTTCTTATTGAGTGCGGCAAAGTTAATACCACCGAAGGCATTACTTGGACGACCCGTGGACGTATAGATGTTATAATCGGAATATACGAAGTTATTGTCGGTCGTATACAACCCAGACTTTTCAATACTAGCCAACGTCGGAATCGTTATCTGATTGATAAACTGGAAGGCAGAATCTTGTTCCGTGGACTCATATCGCTTATGGAGATGTTCACAGTGTTGAAGAAATGCTTCTGCTGTTTCCACCCACGAAGTCAACGGGATACTATAGTGCAGATTCTTGAACTTGAACTGATTCTTGATGTGATGTATTCCCATCGTATAGAATTCACGATAGATTGGAATCACATCATTGTTCAGATGTATTATAGTTGCCAGGTCTACAATATTGACAGCGTTGGTCAGATGGCGGAGTTCCTTCTGATGCAAGGTGACCAGCTTATGCGCCCTACTTAAGTCTATCTCAAAGTTGGGAGCGTCTGGATGATTCACTGATACCGTATAGAACGTCCCATCCTCAAATCGGAAATGGAGTGAGGACAACTTGTTCTGTACTGGATGCAGAAACGCATCAATCGCCACGGGATAGACATAAGAAGTCTCTTCCTGTAAGCGGTTGGTGAGTTTTGTAATATCGTCTAGATTCGTAATAACCATTGGTTCCTCAATAATATATTATAATTTAAATATAGTACATTGGATTGTGTTTGTCAAGTTGGGGGCATTACCACACTAGAAGAAACGTGTTCTACTGGTGTAGTTTGTGGTGTATTTACGATTCCACCCACTCCAGGTGTTGGATTCTGATAATTTGCTCCCCAGAAATATAACTTATTATCTTTTATAGCGTACGGGTCGTAGCCACCACCAGCAATATGAGTCCATCCGGTTGAACCATTATCTACTGCAAACGGTGTACATACTATACCAGTGCTACTACCATTACCTATCATTCCATCGTAATTCGCACCCCACGTATATATGGTTC